ATGAAGAATAATCTGTGTAACAGTATCGGCAAATAACTTAAAACGAGAACTTTTGTGTTCGATAACCGATAAATCAATTGCCTTAGTTTCAATATAGACTTCATTGCACCAAACTAACCCATTATCAATATCAATATTATTTACCATAACGGTGCTGAGTTGCGACAACTCAAAATCTACCGTTAAGCCGTTTTCCCCAATAACCGTTATGTATGGTTTAAATTTAAACATTTTCGACCTCCTTAAAGGATATTTTGTCCATCAGCATTCTACTTTCAAGAAGCATCTTGTAATTACACATTGCTTCAAGTGTTTTTGAATAGTTTGCCCTTGAGAGCCTTGGGATAAACGAAAGTTGTCCGTTGTCCCATTTATTAAGAAATACCCTCAGTTTATTGATTTTATCTACGACTTCTTTATACTCGGGTAAAAGTCTGGTTTTATAGTCGTTCATTGGTTGTCCTCCTTTTCAAAATAGAATTTCACAGGCTTTTCAACTTCTGTGATTAACCCATATTTCTTAGCCAAACGATAAATAAAAATGTCTTTGAGTCTTGATGTTAGCTTTCCTAACTGCTTTCTGAAATCTGCAATAGGCATTGTTGATTTGTAGAAATTACACATTCTGCAAGCAGGATTATAATTTTCAATATCATTTGCACCGTTATACCAATAAACACTTTCAATATGGTCAACTTGCATATCCTTTAGTTCAAGTTCACAACCACAATATGCACAATGCCCGTTGTATTTCTCATATACTTTAAGTCTTACTGATTTAGGGATAGGTTTTCTTTTCATTTTATCACCCCTCAATTGTGTTTATTTCAAGCGTTGCTTCGTTGACAAATTCAATATAGATATGATGAGTTCTATATTCCAAATAACTAACTAATTGTGTTGGTGGTGTTTCGTTGGTAATCAATGCCGATATAATAGTCTCAATTACTTGGTCAAATTCATTCTCTGATATTGTCAGTGATATGCCGGCGTTAGGGTTGTCCTGTACAAAGCTAAGCAAGGACTCATAATCAATGTTCTTATGCAAAACTAAGCTCCTCCTTTGACTTATACTTTTCTTTATATGAACCGTGACTGTTTGTATGCTTGGCAAGGATTTCCCATTTGTTATCTTCTACCAATTCGTCAACGAGTATTTCGTCATACACGCCCCTAAAATCGTTTGTAATTAACGAATCTTTATAGATGGTGATTGTGCCTGTTTTAAAAGAAATATGGTCATAGGTTAAATATGACGAAGTATTCCAGTATGTATCGTTCATCATCGCCTGTTCGAGAATTGCAACAGAAGTTTCGTCAAAATCTTTGTTATCCTTAAGTACAATAAGGTAGTTGTAATTGTCGTTACTACAACGCTCAATTGCTCTTTCAAGAGTTCTATCTGTCAAGTAATAAATCATATATGTCTCCTATCTGTTACAATGATTTTTCATAGCTCACATTATTTTTACAACAAGGACAATTTGCCGAAAGAATAAATGTCTTGTATGATGTAAAGCATTGTTTATAGCTTTCTCTGTCGGCTTCAAATACACACCCGCAATTAGAGCAAACAAATCTAAATACAGGTGTTTTCAAATTGCCTTCTCTAATAATTTGAATCATTTTATTCACTCCTGTGTGCAAATTTAACTACCACACTAAACAGTTCACGCACACAATAGCGATTGTAAACATCTTCATTTGCTGTATAAAAATAATCTTCTCGGTATTTGCGAATAACATCTTCTACATTGTTTCTTTGTATGCCTTTTGCTTGTAAAAACTTTCTAAGTCTCTTGTGTGTCATTATGGTTCGCCTTTCCGTTGATTTTATTATTTCTTGTCTCTCTTGCTTTAGCAAGCTGTTCTGCTAACTCTTTTTTTCTTTTATCTGACATTTTATGTTTTCGTGGCGGTGAAATCTTTAACCAACTAACAGGAATTTCAAACATTGCAGAGCCATCTGTATTTTTATGTGTAATAATTACATTGCTGTCTTTCTCGTTTGCATATTTAAGAAGTTTATTTAGCCATTTTCTTTGAGAAGTAAATACAGTCATTGTTTTATCTTCTTGAAGAAAATTAATTGTTGTTTCTAAATCACTCATTCAATTTTCCACCATTCCGTTGCATTTGCAACATATTAAAATCTTTCTTTTAAAAATACTCTTGAATTTCATATCCACACCACGGACACCGAATATACATGCAGTCATCATATATAAGATCTCCATGATGTGTTTCATTAATATTAAAACGAAATTGACAATGACATCTCGGACATTCTTCTTCATACATTGTTTCAACTGCTTGCAGCTCAGGTTCGCCTTGTTTAATAATTTCCATAGTTACGCTCCTTGATTACATTGTGTTTTATATCACTCTCTGTCCAATCATATTCTTGAATGTCGTAATATGCCTCAGCACACTCACGAGAACAGAAGATATTGTCGTATTTATCTCGAAAATATGTATAGTCATATCTTAATTTGTTGCTACACTGATGACAGACTGCCATAACTGGTGGATCGAGAGCATGAGGACAAGTGGGTTTGCAAGGCAAGTTTTTGCATACATTACACATCTAATTCTCCTCAAAATTAAAAATTCCATAAATTTCTGTGTTGCACCAAGGACAAACAATCCATTCATCCCAGTCCTCGTCCTCCCAGTCGTAACTTATGTTTGTGGCATAATGTGTGTCATAATCATCATATTGAAATACACATCCACATTCTGAACAGGATATTGTATTTGGTTTTGATGGTTTGATTTGCAACTCAGGTTTGCCTTGTTTGATGATTTTCATTGTCACACTCCTTCATCCAAGTAGATAAGCGTTGTTCCAGTTCAAAAAGTATAATATCTTCAAGTTGTTGAAGTTTGTTATGCAAGAGTTCTTTACGCTCGTCATAATCCTTAGCATTATTATCGTCAATCGCCCAATAAGCCCAGTCTTTCAACTCCCGATAAATGTCATCCCACATTTGCATACCCAGTTCCTCGACACTAACATTCTGACGACTTACACTGTATTGACAATTTTCATCTTCCGTTATGATAATCGTGTCTGACAAATCAAACACAATCCAATAATTCATACCCTCGGCATCGAAACATACAACTTCGGGTTTTTGATTGCTAAAAACATTGTAGAAGGCATTCAGTAGAACTACAGGCACATCGTCTATATAACTCAATTTGCCTGTCCAATCGCCAATTGTAATATCTGTCCAACCGAATTGTGGCTTTGAAAGCATTAAATCACTCCTTTATATTTGTAGCCTTGATAGCTTCTAACAACCAAGCAATAACATCTACCGTCCAACCATTTCCTAAGCATTTATATGCTTGATTATCACTAACGACACTAAAGTCAAAGGTGTCTGGTACAGTTTGGAGTTTTTTACATTCTGCAACAGATAACTTTCTAAATTGATACAATCCATCGCTGAGGTTGATTGGATATGTATTTCCTTTAATGTTTACAGTTTTATCCGAAACACTGTAACATAGGGAATTTTTGTTATGCTCTTTTTTTGAATTGAATGGTACTGCATATAACCCTGTTTTAGCTCCAACACCACCTCCATTAGCAGTTAGAGACACTCCTTTATTATCAACCGAGTACAAACGAAAACCTTGACTATTACTTAATTCCCCATTTGGTCTTGGCAAAGCACCAACTTTCTTAGGAGTGAAATCTGTTTCTAATGGTTCTGCTATCATAGTCCTTTGCTTCCTCTCAAGCGTATTCCAAATGACAGCTCCATTGTAACTTTTAGTCAAACAATAAGACTTATCTGTCCATGCTTTTCCGCTATCTAAAATATCCTTTACTTTAATTCCAAGATTTGGTGGTTGGTTTATTGGCACTTGCCGATAAGTACCATCATCTTGTCTGCAACCTACCCAATATAATCTCTTTCGTTGTTGTGCCGATAGTAAAGCTGAATTAATCATTATAGCTTCAATGCCAAATGCTTCATCAATGCTTTTGCGTATATCTTTACTTATCGAATAGTTGTTTTCATAGATGAAATATTTGGGTTTAACTGTATTTAATGCCTTTATGTATTGTTGAAACAAATCCCATCCAAGACCGCTGGCTTCGGTTTCACGGTTTTTTCGTTGTGCAATTGACCAATAAGTACAAGGACTCCCCCCCATAAGAATATCAATATTTTCATATTGTTTATAATCAGTATCAAAAACATCACCGTGTTGTTTTATATTAGGAAAATTATGTTTAGAAACTTGAATTGCGTATTTATCTATTTCGTAGGCATCGTAATTTTTCACTGTAATGCCTGCTCGTTGCAAAGCAAGCATACCACACGACATTCCATCAAAAAGAGACAACACATTGATATTATTTAAAACTCGTGTTTTATCTGCCATTTTTACACCTCTGGAATTGTTGCTGTACAATATTTTGCCATTGCTTGTGTGTATTCACTTGCGGTATTTTCCAAATCTATCTCGGATTCAGTTTTAAACTTATAAATTTTATATATTCCAATAACTTCGCTCAGCACTTCAGCACCACACATAATCATATCAATGGCATTAGTCGAAAGGTTTTCGCTATCTGTAACACAAATCGCAACACTTTCTTTGCCATTAGCATTTCGTGCCAGAACCATATCTCCTTTATTAAGAGATTCATTATCTGGGACTTTGCATGTATATCTTTTTGCGTTTTTATCCTGTATGTGTCTTACTTGTACAATATACATTTATCATTCTCCTTCTTAATTCCATTTTTTCTTTGTAAGATAGATTGGACGGAGCGCAGAAGGTTTTAATAAGCTCCGAGTCAATGTTTTTGTCTATAATCATACTATTGTATTTCTCACCTTTACCTTTGTATTTGTCTGTAACCACTTCAATCTTACTATTATTGCTAAATACAAACGAAGCATATCCTTTTGTTATGTGTGTGTAAATCAAATCATCACAATGCGATACAATATGATCACACACAACAGTAAAACCACTTCCATCTTCTTGCATTACGACAAGTACCATTAGCTCATCTAACTTTTGACACTCTTTAATGATGGCGTCAATCTGTTTTCTGCTCACAAAATGAATCATTTATCATTCTCCTTTCCATTTAAACAAACATTCGGTTTTATGTTCTTTATTTTGAGCGTTAATACTTCGTAATACAGGCTTTGACCATACTGTTTCAAAGTCATTTGGAGCATATTGTTCACTTATATATACATAATTATTTTTTGACAATCTTCTTGCAAAATTCCAAAAATCAATATGATCAAAGTTTGTTGCAATTCCAAATTCTTTCGTATGAAAGTATGGCGGATCAAGATAAAAGCATACACCTGAATAGTCTGTTTTAAGATAACACTCATAAGATATGCAATTCAATGATACTGTCGATAAATCGCTTGCTTGTTTTTCAAGATTGCGCTTGCTTTCTTGATAATAGTCACGGATTTTGTTACCGTTAGGTGTTTTTATACTGGTAGGCTTTGCATACCCGCCATCAAACCATCTGCCATTATACGAAGCAAGAAAACCTACATTTCCAACATACCACTGTTCGTATTTGTCTTTATCTGTCCCGTTTTTCCAAGCATCTCTCACAAGGTTGTATGTATCTCTCGACACTTCATCAAGTAAAGGTTTTCCTTCTTGTACTCTTTTGAGCAATGCTATCAGGTACGGATTTATGTCAGAACCTATACGCTCTTGACAACGAATCTTATCAATTACATTACCCCCTCCAACAAAGGGTTCTATGTATGTAGTCACATGATTGCTGTCAATACATTCCTGTAATATTGGAACAATATATTTAGCAATACGAGACTTGCTTCCCATATACTTCATTAATATCTCCTTAATCTATATAAATCGTAATTAAGTTGCCCAATTTACGATAACCAAAACAAAGATTGCCACCATCGCAAATCAGAGCCTGTTCATCTTCTGTGAAATTGAACGGATTACTTAACACCTTGTATGTAATGTTACCGTAACCATATCCCTTCTGCGTGTAACACATATAATTCTGCAAATCGTCTTGTGTAACATCGTACTTCTTTGTATAAAAGTTCAGCCAAATCAATTTTGCTTTCGGTGCAAGTTTCTTGTATATTGCAAGATTTTCTTCATGAAGTTCTTTCTCATTAGGCTTAAATGCCCACCCTGTATTTATCAATGAATTACCTCCTCGACAATCTTCGTTCTTGGGACATACATTCTTCTACGCTGTTTGTCCTCAATTTTTCTGGTCTCTCCCAGAACTTTCTGTAATGATTTTAACGCATCAGAATGTGACTGAATCCATTCTACTAATGGAGCATTAAGTTCTACACTATCTTTTGCTTTTTTACGGTTCTCTCTAACTTTCGTTAAAGCTTTCCCAAGTTTGGCAGTGTCGTGATACGACACATCTTCAAGTTCAAGTTTATGTAAGATATCTTGTGTTTCGTAGTCGTGCAATGATTCGTTTTTAATATTGTTTTGAAAATCTTCAGTTGTTTGTGTGAAAAAGTTGATTGTATCTTCTAACTCTTTAGCTGTTTTGATTTTCGTCATCTCCTTTAATAATTTGTGACTCTCCCCAATGTCTCTTTAACAACATTGGTTCTTTGGACATAGTGCCTTTTAGATTGTTTTTCTCTAATTTTTATTATTTTATCGACTACTGATTTAAAACTATCAAGTTCACAATGATGAATAGAGTACCATTCCTTTACAGGAGTAAATACTTCCATAAAATCTTTTATTATTGCTTGCTCCGCCTTTACTTCGCACAACTTATCAATCAAGATCGCTTTTTGACTATCAGTTGTATTTTCTAAAGAAATCTGATGTAATAAATCATCAATTTGCCCATAATATGAATTGAATTGTGATTTAAGCTCACGATATCTTTCTGAGTAAAGTTGCAATGCTTCTAAATTATCTCTAAGAGCAATTGTTGCATCACAATACTTTTCTATATTTTCCTTAGAGATAGGAAAATCATTTGCGGTAGCCATATTCTAAAATACCATCTCCCTTGTCAATTTTCTTAATAATTTATAATTAAAACTTCTATTGAACTGTTGCCTGTTTTTACCTTAGTTTGATAGTTGCAATTATTGTAATCTTTGATTAGATAATGTGTGTTGTAGTTCTTACTCCACTCTTTAAGAATTGTATTTTCTTTACCTTTGTGTTCTGTAACATTCGACAAAGCAAATTTGCCACCTTTTGAGTTAATAATGTCAAGTAAATTAAGAAGTTCTCTCTCATAATCTTCTGACCATTTACAAAAATAATCTCGTTCATATCCACCAACAGTAATAAGATAAGGCGGATCACAATAATAGAAAGTGTTATTAAATTCTGGCGAATCTAAATTCAAATTATGAAAATCGCTGCTGTAAAAACTAATATTTTTCTTGTCGATAGCTTCTATGTATTTTACAAGTTTATCCTCTAATGATTTAGAGAAGTAAGACCTGCTTGCACCAGACGGCATATTAAACTCTTTATTCTTATTAAAGGCTATTTGATAGTTGAATGCGTGAGTAATTAAGCAATATAAAACTACTGCATTTTCTCTATCAAGATTATCTTTCAGATTTGTATTATAGTAACTTCTTAAATTAAGAAATTCTTGCTTACTAAACTTGTTCAATTTGTATGTATCAATCATTTCTTTAACTTCGTCTACGAATTTACTATCGAGATTTCTGAAGATATTAACGAGTGGTTTACATTTGTCGTTATACACAACCTGTTTTGCATTCACATTTAGTGAAACTTCTCCACCCCCTCCGAACAAATCTACAAATTTATCAATTTTCTTCGGAAAGAGAGGTAGAATCTGAGGCAGCAATTTATACTTACCACCAATATAATTAAAAGGATTTTTCAAATAATCTATATTTACCATCTCCTTATAGTGTTACTACTTGTTCTGATTTCAAACTTTCTTGAACTTTGATTACCCTTTGGTTTGATGAGCCACACCAAGCAAGTGTGATGTCTCGCTTGGTGCAATCATATTTTCCATCAACAAGAATATCTATATAAGGCAAGATTTCGTTTACAATCAACTTAGATTTCAATATCTGTTCGTATGTATAACCTGTATATAGCCATATTGTTTTGCTTGGCAATTTGGTTTTGACCGTTTGGACAATATTAGATATTTGTTGTTGATTTGCTTGCTCCAATGGATGCCCACCTGAGAGCGTTAGCCCCGATATATAATCAGGACTTAACGCTTCAAGTAATTCAGTCATAGTGTCATTAGTAAATGGTTGTCCGGCTGTAAAATCCCAAGTTGAAGGATTTTGACAGTTGTAACAATGAACGGTACAACCGCTTACCCATAGTACAACTCTGACTCCAACTCCATTGGCAATATCGTGTTTAGTGATTTTGATGTAATTCACTCGTTGCCACCTAAATGCACATATCTTTCTTTGATCTCTTGTGTTCTTCCTTGATTCCAGAAGTTAGTTCCTATATCCTTTTATACCCTCGGTTTCCCGATATTTATTAGGGGAGTAGACTATACAATATCATTGTTTGCATAAGAAACAATTCCCCGAAATTATAGTCGTTGAGCGTCCTCCATCAGCGTTGCCTGTTAAGGAGTTTCGTTGCGTAAGAGTGACTTGCACACTCGGTAATCCCTTGCTTAATGTTTTTATGGTTTCTATCCTATCGGACTGACAGATTTAATCCTATACCGCATTCACACTTGCCGTTTCCAGCTATGTTGTAGCCATTAAGGTTATGGGGACTTCCCCGCAGTTTATTCGGTTTAAAGTGGGCTTACACTTAACCCACAAGTTCTCCGACAGATGTTCAATTTACTTTCATCTGTGTTGCCACAGTTTGGACACTTCCAAATAAGTTTACCGTTTTCATTTTCTATTACATCAATCTCTCCGTCATATCCGCACACTTGACAGTAATCACTTTTGGTGTTGAGTTCAGCATACATGATATTGTCGTAGATAAATTGCATAACAGACAGAACAGCTTCTGTGTTATTTTGCAAATTAGAAGTTTCAATATAACTAATTGCACCACCCAAACTTAATGCCTGAAACTGTGATTCAAGTTTCAGTTTTGCAAAGGCGTCAATAGGCTCTCTGACATTTACATGATAACTATTTGTGATGTAGTTTTTATCTGTAATACCTTCGATAATACCAAATCTTCGCTGTAAACATTTTGCAAACTTATAAGTTGTGCTTTCAATCGGAGAACCATACAGCGAAAAACCTAAATCAAGTTGCTCATTCCATTCATCGCACTTTTTGTTCATATATCTCATAATATCAAGTGCGAACGGTGTTACTTCCGGATCTGTATGAGATTTGCCTGTCATATACTTTACACACTCATACAATCCTGCATAACCAAGTGATATTGACGAATAACCACCAACAAGTAACTTATCAATGGTTTCACCTTTCTGAAGTCTTGCTAATGCACCGTGTTGCCAAATAATCGGAGCTACATCCGACACTGTTCCTTTCAACCTCTCGTATCTGTACAAGAGGGCTTTATGACACAACTCCAATCTCTCATCGAAAATCTTCCAAAACTTCTCTTTATCTTTACCTGACGATAAGGCTACATCAACCAGATTGATTGTAACTACGCCTTTGTTGAATCTGCCGTAAAATTTGTATTCACCATTTTCTTTGTACGGTGATAAAAAGCTTCTACACTGACTGTTCGGTATCAACAGTCTGGACTATATCTTTGGGAGTTATTATGCTAACTCGCTCACTCCGCACTTCCATCTGTATCATTATTCAGATGTACTCTACTCACTTCATCACACAAAGCTATTTGTGCTATGCTTTCGATAGTCTCTTAACCTTACGCATACACAAACTTATACTTGTAACAATTGTTTGATTCTCCTTTCAATATTCTTGCTACTTTATGTCTATCCAATTGTAAATCCATTGATAATTGTCGAATAGACGGGTATGTATTAATAAGTTTGCCATTCAAATATACAGATACTTTTGTTCTATTTTTATGTGTTCGATTACCACTATGCCAACCGTGATAAACATTTTGTGAATTTGTACACCATTCTAAATTTTCAGGATTGTTATTTAGTTTGTTGCTGTCAATATGATTCACATATTTAAAACCATTAGGATTCGGCACAAACACATTAGCGATTATTGTATGAACTCTGTATCTGTATTTTTTATTGTTCTCACTTCTTGTGATGTGGGCATATCCATCTACGCCTATATACGGCGACAACTTATGCCCTTTTGCATTATATATATTGCATTGTTCATCCACATAAAATCCTTTGTATTCTTTTAACATTCGTCATATTACAAAGCTTGTATATGCGTCTTGGCACAGGATAGTTCAAGTCTAAGTTTCACCCCG